AAGAGAAAGAATATACTGCAGACGACGGCAAAAAATATAGAATAGCTCTGACATTTATAGATGCGGGTTATGCAAATGATACTGTAACCTCTTTTTGTGCGGATTATTCAGGAGGTGTATTCCCTATACTTGGGCGTGATCGTGCAGCCAAAAACCAAACAATTAAGGAATTTGCAGAGTTTAAAACCCAGGCAGGCACCGTCGGATATAGAATCTTAGTGGATCACTATAAAGACCGATTGGCACCTGTGCTTCGTCGTGAATGGATAGAAGGATCAGGAGAGCAAAAGCAATATCATTTTAATGCACCAGTGGACATCACAGATAAGCAACTAAAAGAACTTACGGTAGAAACACGACGAGAGAAGAAGAACGAAAGAGGCGAAACGACGTACTATTGGCACAGACCGGGAAGTTCAAAAAATGAATTATGGGATCTTCTTTGTTATGGTCATGCGGCAGTCGAGGTGTTGGCGTGGTCAACTTGCATACAGCATTTTGAGTTAAAAACGGTGGATTGGCCTACATTTTGGGACTATTTAGAAACAAATAAAGTCTATTTTGATGATTAAAAAATGGGATAAAAATGAAATAGGACCGTGGATAATTTACGTAAAAGCATATAATTACGATTTATCACGCAAAGAATAACTTATGCTATACTATGCCTAAAGATAATTTTTAAGGCGGCTTAATAGATGGATAATACATTTTTAACTGATCGCATAAACAAGACCAAAGAGATGATAATAGCGCTTGAAGATGCTTTTATTCAATTATCAAACGGCACAATAGAATCATATACTTTAGACACCGGGCAGAGTGTTCAAAAAGTAACAAATCAAAACATAAGAGAAATATCAAAGACAGTTGATTCACTATACAACCGTCTTGCAACGCTTGAAGCACGATTGACAGGTAACGGCGTAAACATAGGGATGCCGGCATGGTAATTTTGGGCGGATTAGCAGATAATCTTCAACAAATCGCTGAGAACAAGATAGCGGCACAGGCACCGATAGCAGGGGCTAATATTATTTCATTAGATGAAATGGCGTCATTTGTAGGTACCGAACAATCAACATGGAGCGGCGATAAATTCGCGGGCGGATTCGGTATCACAAAAGATTACGAGATAGTTGATTACTGGCTGCTGCGAAAACGATCAAAGCAGCTATTTACAGAAAACTTATATGCAAGAGGGCTTGTTCGCCGTTTAATAACGAATGAAATAAACAAAGGTTTGGCGCTAGAAGCAACGCCGGATGCAGATATTTTGGGTATAAATCCTGAATCATTGGCCGAATGGTCTGAAAACACAGAGCGAAGATTCATGATCTGGGGCAAAATGCCTGAGCTTTGCGATTACAGAGGAGCCAGAACTTTTGGCGCTCTACAGCGTCAAGCCCGTATGATGGCAATCACATCCGGTGACGTTCTCGTAGTATTACGACAGGGAAAAGCAAAGCTTCCTCAAGTCGATCTCATTGATGCAGAACACGTACAGAGTCCGACCGAAGCAGCATTGATCCGTGCAGCGAAAGCACGCGGAAACACTATAGAACACGGAGTAGAGATAGATTCTGCACGTCGCAATGTTGCATTCTATGTCCGATCGTCAGACGGTAAATCAACACGAGTCGCAGCATACGGAAAAAAGACAGGCAGAAAGCAAGCGTGGCTATTATACGGAACAGAGCGTATGATAAACGATGTGCGCGGTCAATCTCTTCTCGCAATAGTCATTCAGTCTTTAAAAGAGGTAGATAGATACAGAGACGCGGAACAACGATCAGCAGTCATAAATTCGATGATCGCATTATGGATTGAAAAGTCAGAAGATAAGCCGTCAACATTACCGCTAACCGGCGGAGCAATGAGAAAAGATACTGTTACAACTCAAAATGACTCACAGGGTAGAAAAGATGTGCAATTCTCATCTCATATGCCGGGGATGATGTTACAAGAGTTGCAACAGGGAGAGAAGCCTACAAGCTACGACACCCGCAGACCTAATGTAAATTTCGGTGTTTTTGAGGCGGCTATTGTAAACGGTTTTGCATGGGCTAATGAGATCCCGCCGGAAGTTCTTACACTTGCATTTCAAAATAATTATTCCGCGAGCCGTGGAGCAGTTAACGAGTTTAAGATGTATTTAGAAAAGAAACGAACTGAGATTGGCGAGGAGTTCTGTGATCCTATTTATCAAGATTATCTATTATCAGAAACGCTTAAAAACGGTATTGACGCGCCGGGCTTACTTGATGCGTGGTTTGACCATAATTTATGGGATCGTTTCGGTGCGTGGGTCTTAGCGGATTGGGCGGGAGCGATCAAGCCAAACGTAGATCTACTCAAAGAAGTAAGAGCATATAAAGAGTTAGCAGCCGAGGGATGGATTACAAGAGATAGAGCTTCAAGAGAGCTAACTGGAATGAAATTCTCGAAAACTACTCAACAGTTAAAACGAGAAAATGCAGACTTGGCGGAATCTTTACAACCGCTGATAGATGCTGGACTCATAAAAGACGAGAATCCAGACGACGAAACAACTTTGGACGAGGAGGACTAAAATATGTCAGGAAATCAAAGCAATAACGGAAGGCGCGTAACAACGCAGACATACCAACATGAGATCGCACGAGGGAGAGTTCCAGGCGCTTCTATTTTTGGTGCTTACGGTGTTTTAACTGTAGCAGGAGCAATTGAAAATAATATAATATGGCCGAATGGTGCCTTTACTTTCCCGGACCAAGCGGGGGAGGATATATCATTCGTAAGTACTGACGCACAAGACAGCCTAGGGGGAACGGGTATCAACTTGATAGGGGTGCATTACCTAGATGTGAATTTAGAACCCCAAATAACGTTTATATCATTGAATGGGCTAACCCCAGTCGTGGGTCAACTTACGGGCGTCAGGTTTATACAGGACATGTTTATCATGAATGCAGGGGCAAGTCTTTCTGCTGAGGGTACAATTACCGCGTACAGAGCAACGGATTCGACAACAATTTTTAGTATTATAGGCATAGGTAAAGAGAAAGATGAATCTTCGTTACGGATGGTCCCTAAAGGGAAAGTGGCATTTCTGCAAGGTGCTGCAGGAAGCGCGATAAGTGGTACAGCGGCGGCGCGTGTAAGTATTTCAATAGTAGCAACTGAATTCGGAAATTATCAATTATTAGACCCTTTTATTTTAATACCATTCTCGAGTATCGGTATGCAGGACGGTGGGTTAACTATACTTTTTCCAAACCCAATACCTTTTCAAGAAGGAACAGTTATCGGCATGAGAACATCATCAGATAAAGGGGCCACGATATCAGGCGACTGGTTCGGTTGGATAGAGGACGCATAATGGAACTTTACGCAATAGATGAGAGTTATATCAGTAACTACCTATTTACACTTGAGAACGCTACTGCAGAAGAACGCGCAGCGGCTATAACCGAGTTCGGGTCTAAAGAGTCCTCTAAAATCTATACGGTAGATCCTATCAGCGGAGTCGCTCGTTTAGAGATCAAGGGACCGCTAACTACTGAGGGACCGAGCGCACTAGCCCGTTTCTTCGGTTTTGGGGGTGCATCTTATAATGAGATCGCAGAGGCCGCAGACGAATTACGAGGGAATCGCAATATTAAAGCAGTCCGCCTCGCGATGGATACTCCGGGCGGGACTATGGCGGGTATTGACACCGCACGAAGCGCCCTTGTAGAGTTGGCTGCTGAAAAGTCGCTTATTGCTGAAAATCACGGTTTTATCGCATCGGCGGGGTATTACCTCGCATCGGCTGCAGACAGTATCGAGGCAGTAACGCCATTCGCTAAAACGGGATCGATCGGGATCATCATAGCGGGACTTGATGTGTCGGAGGCTATGGCTAACCGTGGTCTTAAACAGATAAAAATCGTATCTAAAAATGCGCCTGATAAAGTTCGCGGTCTTGACAGCCCTCACGGTAGAGATGTTTTACAAGAAGAGATAAATGCCACTGAGCGTGTATTTATCCAAACTATCGCAGAAGGGCGAGGGGTGACACCTCAGCATGTTATCGATAATTTCGGTAAAGGCGGGGTACTTATCGCAGAAGATCCGGACGAGAACGAGCCAGACGCACTATCGGCGGGAATGATCGATTCTATCGTAACGGGCATAGGGGCAGAAGCGGTAACGGACGGCGGGGAGGACGCTATCGCTACGACATTCCGAGATCTGCCTATGATTGATAGACCATGGGACGGAGACGCGGCGGTAAAACGTGTTAGACGATTCCTAAATGCAGAGGATAAGCCGAACGCACGTTACAAACAGGCGTTTTTTTGGTATAATTCAGAAGAGTCGGAGCAATTCGGCGCATACAAGCTACCTTTTGTTGACATCGTCGGAGGCCGTATGGTTGCGAATATTCGCGGCGTAAATGCGGCTAACGGCTCTATGGCAGGAGCGAGAGGGCAGCGTGTAGACATCCCGGAAGCCGACCGCCCGCGAGTACAGTCTCATATAGACCGTTACCGCGATAAGTGGCGGAAGGAACAGGAAAAAGGTGAGGGCGGCAATGCCCTGAGCGATCAAAACAATATTAAGGAGATCAAAATAATGGATCTTAATGAATTAAAATCACAACACCCGGGTGTTTTCGCTGCGGCTGTCGCGATTGGTACAACCGAGGAGCGCGAACGCGTAGAAGCTCACGTAACAATGGGCGAAGCGGCGGGAGATTTGACTCTAGCGATGGAAAACATCAAAAGCGGTGCAGATATGAACGCGGCAATTAGCGCTAAATATATGGCATCAGGTATGAAAAACAGTGCTATGACAAATCGTGAAAATGAAAAGCCAGGCGACATCGAAGTACCACCGGCAGGCGCAGAAGGCGAAGATGTTCAAGACGAAGCAGTAGCGAAAGCTCTAGCTGAAAAATTGGGGGTAACTATCGATGCCTAACATGACAGTTGAAAATATTAATACAGGGTCTGTAATTATCTCAGAAGAGATTTTTAAAGACGAGTTGCTTACATTCGCGGGTGCGGGTACGGTCGCAGATGGTACAATCCTAGCACGCGACTCTGTTTCGCTTAAGCTTGTACCTTTTGTAAAGGGTGGAGCTACAAACGAGAACGGCATCCCTAAAGCGGTAATCACATATGATGTGGTCGCTGCTGGTGCGGGCGATATTGCAGTGCGTGCACTAGAATCTGGGCGTGTTCGTAAAGAGCGTTTGATTATTGTGGCGGATGGTGACGATTCAAACATCGACGCGGCGGTACTCGACCAACTACGTGATTATAAAATCATCGGTGAGAATGTTGATGAGCTTAACATTCTTGACAATCAATAAGGAGGCCTAGATGGCAACAGATGCAACAACTAAAGTAATGCTAGAGGCGTATGAGCAGGAAGCTATCCCTACTATGTTTTTATCGGGGATGTTCCAGTCTCCACAGAGAAACTTCCACAACTCGGAAGAGGTAGAGATCGACATTGTACGCAGCGAAGAGGATATTTCTATCGCTATCCAAGATCTGAGTACAGGTGCACGTCTAAACTCGGAAGACCTTTATACAAATAAAGGGTTTAAGCCGCCGATTCACAAAGAGGCAGGCCCGATCAATGCGCACGCACTTCTTAATCGCAATGCGGGAGAAGATCCGTATAAATCGGTTGATTTCATGGCTAATGCTATCGAACGCGGTATGCGTTTAGCTGCAAAGCTTCAGCGTAAAATCATGCGTGCTATTGAGTATCAAGCGTCTCAAGTAATGCAGACGGGAACAGTAACGCTCGTAAACAAAGACGGCGTGGCTATCTATACGATTGACTACAAGCCTAAAACTGCTCATTTCCCGACATCTGCGGTTGCATGGGATAACGCATCTTCTACGAAGCTTGCAGATTTAGAAGCTCTTGCAGATCAGATCCGATCTAACGGTCTTGTAAATCCTGATATGCTTATCATGGGGGAAGCTTCTTACGAGTTGTTTATCCAAGATGAGGCAGTATTAGCGCGTCTCGATAACCGCCGTATCAGCGGTAACGGCATCGTTCCTATGGATCGATTCGGTAACGGCGGTATTTATCGTGGCGTGATTGAGATCGGTAACTATAAGTACGATATCTTTACTCACGGAGGTCGCTATAAGCATCCTCAAACGGGCGTATCTACTAAGTACGTTGAAGATGATAAAGTTATCATGCGTGCGTCAGAAGGTCGTCTCGATGCAACATTCGGCGGTATTCCTCGTATCAGCGGTCAAAATGATCCACGTATCCCAGAGGCTCTTACATCACGTATCAGCGTTCCAGGTGCTATGGCAGATACACAGATGAACGCATGGATTACAAACGATGACGAGACAATGATGGTCCAGGCCGGAACTCGTCCTCTTATGATCCCTACAGCTATCGACACTTTCGGGTGTTTAACAACCGGTATTTAAGGAGTAAGTTATGCCAAGTAATGCAAACTTAACCAAAGAGGCTAAGGGCCTCGCCACTGAGTTAGACCTCGAGATATCTTTTGAGGGCCTTAACAATGCAAAGCTAGTCGCGCTCGTCGCTGATTTGAAAGCAAAGAAACGCGACGCAGATAACGTGACTTCTGCGGATGAAGCCGAAGCAAAAGCCGAAGCCGAAGCCGAAGCCGAAGCCGAAGCCGAAGCCGAAGCAAA